ACCACCGAATGTCTTGAGCCTTGCACCTGCAGGGCGTACCTCTGATACATCCCACTTAGGAATCTGTCCAGTGTACAGCATGGCAATCAGTTCCTTTAGTGACTTAGCCCAACCGGGGCGGCTGTCACCTACCTTAATGATTGTGTCTGTATCATGCATATCTTCATTCACAATAGGTAACTTCTCAACGTGATGACGTTCTACTGAGAAGCCAACGCCAGTGCCACACATTAAGATGTACATTGTCTCGTCAAATGCACGAGGGCTATCAATGGGTACGTATGAACAATTGTATCCACCTACATGGCAACGGTCCAGTGCTGGTCCAGATGTCATTAAGGCTCTCATGCTTGGCATGATGTCTTGGTTTAGTACTGCATCTTCTAATTCTAAGCGCAGTTCAACTGGTAACTTATACTTATGGTTTGCCTTTAGATGGCTCTCCATGTAATCAAAGTATCGTGTTACCGTTTCCGTCCATGTCTCTCGCCTTTGTTCTTTCTCTTTCCACCTTGCGTAGCGAGATAACGCAATGAAGTTCTGGTAGTCTGTAGGTAAATGATTGCTTAACATAAAGTTACTCCTGTATTATTTTAATGTTGCGTATATCTGCACCGTCTATGTCATAGAAGTATTCACGTATGCCTTCTTCTATCTCTTCCCCTACGTTTTCATCTGCAGGTACAGGGTATTCGTCAGGGTCTACATCAATGGTAATAAACACTTTAACTCTCATCATTGTATAGACCCTCTGTTTCTACTATCAGTTTGTCCAAATACCAACGGGCTTTCTTTAAGTCTTCCGTACCGTTCTTGTAGCGATATCGCCACAGGTACTTCATGATATTACCCTGTAGATAAAACTCAAAGCCCTCTCCTGTAGCTGCAGCAATAGCGTCAATGCATTCAATGCCAGACTCATTGTAGTGAGGTGGACTATTTACCATATCTAGTTTATCTACTACACGATTGGCAGTAGCATCTAACTCTTCCATAATTTTTTTGTAGCTTGTCATCATGCACTTCCTTTCGTCTTAGTACCAAAGTCAATAGTAATAATATTGTCTTCTCTGTCCACAACAGTTGGACCTTCCTCTAGTTCTACCAGATACTCCTTCTCTTTGTCAACAATATCTGTAACATATTCGTGAACTAAATTACGAAGTTCTTCATTGTATTCCATGATTGGTACAGTGGATGCAAGCATCTTGCAGAAGTGTGTCAGTTGAAAGTAATCTTCATCGTCAAAGCTGTTTTCTGGCTGGGTTATAATTGCTAGGTCAATCTCACCATTCCATGAACCCTTTCTGTCTTTGAAAGGTCTTACACGTATAACGAAATCATCTTCTTCTATTGCTGTAAATTCATTCTCTTCCATGTTCACTTTCTCCTTTTTATCTTGCCGCCCTCAAACTTAATGAATGAGGGGTGCTTGTTCTTGCCTTTTTCTTTCAGCCAATCTTCTGGTATGATGCGGTCATAGCATCTAAGACCATACTTGTCACACCACTCACCATAAGTAGACTTAGCACCTTTACGTAGCTTTCGTCTGCTGTTTTCAAAGACAAAGCGTATATCAAGATGAGGATGTTGCCGTTTGATAGCTAAGTGTTTGCGCCTGTCTGCGGCTGTGAACATTCCTTTACTCTCAATTATTATCCCATTGGGAAGTATAAAGTCTGGTGTATAAGTACGGTAGGCTAGGTCTTCCCACTCTATCTTAATGGTCTCATAGTCAAAGTCAATCTTTAACTCTTTGAGATACTCAGATAGTTTGACCTCTAAGCCTGACCGATACCCATACTTACGTGCCGCTTTAAACTGCTTGAAGTTATGCCGCATCGTATTCCTCTGATAGTTTGATGTACGAAACAATCTTAGGCTCACGTGCCTTTGACTTAACTGCTGGTAACTCCTTCATGTTAGGCCAGCAAGCATGTCTGTAAGAGCAGAATGTACAACCCTTGTTTAGTACAAGGTTGCCTGTCTCTTTACCATTGAATGTTTCCTTCTCTGGTTCAAAGCACCTCTCTAAGTCATCACTTAGTGCTTTATCAATGTTCTCTTCAATCTTACCTAACTCTGTGTCCATGTCTAAACCCTCTGCGGGTACATACTTGAACTCACCGTTGGCTTTGTTTACAACCCACCAGCCGCCAGCTTTCTTCCCAGCCGCTGCTGCATATCCTGCAAGCTGTCCAACATATCCAAAGCTGTCACCATTTGCAAGGGTTTCGTATGACTCAAACTTGTTTCTGTAGGACCAGTCGGAAGCCGATTTAATATCATCAACTGCATCCCGAATGACAATATCATATGTCCCAGAAATAGAATGGTCAGGCAACTCCAAAGTAACCTTTTTACTATCTTCATATGCCACTCCTGCTTCTTTGAGTAAACCTTTGAACACTGCCTCAACGATATCGCCAAGCATCATGTTCATTACGAATGTTGTAGGCCGGGGCAATGCTGTCTCTGGCTTGTTCTTTTCAAACCAAAGCTGACAGGATGGCCTACCTATGTTAGACATACGTAAGCCGAACCCATCACGCTTATTGCCCCCGCCAAACTGACGTTTTAGTGCATCTGATACATCCTGTGCAACTTGCTGGATAGTATCATCTGACATGGACGTAGTGCCTTTGACAGCATTTTCCATGTACTGATACAACGCCATTTCAGCAGGGTGGTTCATTATGCTACCTCATCGTCAAGTTCAATGTCTACAACATCATCTATGTTAAGTTCATCCAGTTCAGCGTCTGCCTTGCTGGTAGCCTTCTCTGCATAAGCATTGATGATATACTCGTTGTAATTCTCTACCCATGACATGAAGTCAGCAAATGTCTCTTGCTCTGTGTCAGTTAGTTCAAGAGTGTTAGTCAAGTCCAGTGACATAACAGGAAGATAGAAGCTGTTACCATTAGGTAGCTTACGCTCTTCTGTGTTACCTGTCATGATGTGCTGTACAGGATACCGCTTCATCTTGTTTAGCTTAGTAAACAGTTGACCCACATCCTTGAAAGCATCACGGTTTTCAATCTCCCAGATAAAAGGTGTCTCAGGAACGTCAGCAGGATTGCCATTTGCATCTACTGCGTCTACCAATTCAACTGTACCTAAAACAACACGAACCCGCTTAATCTGCTTGATTAGTTCCTGTGTCTTCTCTGGTAGTGATTTAAAGTCAGCGATGTAGCCAGCAGGTTTACCGCAGTTAAAACCACCATCATTATCTTTCAGGTCAATGTTTAAGTTGTTAGCCATCACAGTCTTTACGTAACGATTAGGATTACCACCACTGCCCATGACAAACTTCTTATACATGAAGCGTTGCAGATAAGGACGCATCTTAATAGACGTGCCATAGTAAGTAGGCCCATCAGGAATATCCATCTTGTATGTACCACCCTTAACCAGAATCTTATCTGAGCCAAGAATTGGTGAGTGGTTGATACGAAGACGAGCCAGTGTACTGGTTTGCTTTTTAGATGCCCCACCTTCGGAGTCAATGCCCATTGCTGATGCCATTGCTGCGAAGTTGTTAGTGTCAATTGTTGTGATTGAAGTCATATTATATCTCCTATTCAGTTTAAGTTTGGTAGTTATATCAGATAACGTCTTTAGTGTCAAGCCAATTCGGACCTATTTTTGATTCTAGTAACAGTGGAACATTGAACTTTATTCCCCATCTAAGTGTAATCAAATCTGGTAGGTCATCATTTGTTTTGTTGATTAAATCAATTACCTGTTGTTCTTCATCTGGGTGTACGTCAATAACAATACTATCATGCACTGTGTTGACTATACAGGATTGCATACCCTTTAGCAAGCGTTCAATGTGAAGCAATGCAATGGGTACAATGTCTGCTGTAGCAAACGACTGCACGGGGTAGTTCTTTATCTGTGTAAAGTGAGACACCCTGCCGTTGTGCTTACGAACTATATCAGGGAAAGCAAACTCACGCCCTGATGGTGTGGTAATCTTGCCTGTGTTTATAGCCTCTTTAGCCAATCGGGAATGCCAAACTGCGACCCCTTGGTATTTGTCATTGAAGTGTGTGTAGTACGCTGCTTCCGCTGGTGTTCTTCCGTATCCAGTTGCCCCGTAGAGTGGTGCAAACGTATGCGCTTTTGCATCCTGCCTACTCGTAGGTTGACCAGCATCAGTAATAACTTTAGCGGTGTATGCATGTACATCAAATCCAGTAGATACTTCCTCAATTGCTACTCCATCTTGTGATAAGAATGCGGCAGTACGAAACTCTAGCTGTGCCATATCAGCTTCAAGTATCTTACCACCATTAAACCTAGATACAAACACCTTCTTTACCGGGAATGTACCGCCACGTGGCATGTTCTGCATGTTAGGGTTAGCACCACTAAATCTACCTGTAGATGTACGGTGTTGTAACAAACGTACATGCAACTTACCATCTGACTTTGTGAACATACGTATGCCCTCAACAAAGGATGATAGATAAGTATCTACTGCAGACAATCTACGTACCTTAGATAGAAAGTCAACCGCATCTGTAAGTCCTTTAGACTTGGCAGCACCTTCTAGTATCTCAAGGTTCTGTTTGCTTGTACTAAATCCATTAGCACTAGCCCACTTAGCAGACGGTGGTTTGAACTTTAGTCCAGCCAAGTCTTGAGTAGATACAAACAAATAACCAGACCCACTACAATTCGTACATCTGTTAGGCTTAGCAAATGGTGTTCCATCTTTCTTTACCTTTCTTATGTAGCCAGTGCCATCACATTCTGTACACTGCTCTGCCTTAGTCTTATACACACGCTCTGTACCAGCAGACATCAGGCTACGGAAATCAGCATCATCCATGTAAGGGTCAATGGCATTGCCCCAATACTGTTTGTCTAACACCTTACGTCCATACACTACCCAAGATAGTTGTTCTGGACTATTAAGATTAATAGGGCTATCGCCCATAAGATTCCTAACGTGAGCCTGTAATTCATTGGTCAATGTCTCCTTCTCCTGTAGAAACTCGTCATGAACTTGCTGTAAAGCTGTCATGTCTACAGTAAATCCCCGTTGATACATACGAGCAAGAGTAACACACACTTCATTAGTAAGTGTCACACTATTCATAAGCCCTGCATCATCAGGGGTATTTAGTTTGTACATCTGCCTGTCAGACAGTTGCTGAGTAGCATGTATGTCAGCAGACAAGTACTCTGCCAACTTAGGATAGTTCATATTGTAAGCTGTGCCACCACTGTTCAAGTGTTCCTTTAGACTGTCTTGCTTCTGTGTAGCCAACTCATATCGTTCAGCACATGCCTCAAGCGTTAGTGGTTCTTTCAGGCCACGTTGTAACACATACTCTGCAAGCATAGTGTCAAAGACTGCACCATCATATGTAAAGCCTGACTCCCATAGCCACATCAAATCGTGGGCGGCATTGTGCATGATAAGTACTGTTGCCTTATCTAACCACTCTTGCACCAGAGCATGTCCGTTTGGGGTAGGTGGACAATCCTGATGGTCAAATGTAACCAGCCGTTCTTCACCTGTATCGGTAAGCATACCAATCATAGTCAAAGAATTGTCAGGCTCAAAGGGGTCAAGGTGTAACTTACCACCCCTCTTCTGTCCTACATTCTCTACGTCTAGTGTTAGCTTCATCCTTCGTACCTCGCTGTCTTGTAGTCCAGTTCCACATTCACCATACCGTGCCAGCCATTCAGCTTGTTCTTCACGATATTGATGTGCCGCATTGGACTATCTTCTTCCTGTCCTTCTACTGTAGCTGCCTTACCAATCAGTATCATCAGGTCAGCCTCTGCTGCCTTACCAGTACGTGAACCTTCCATCATGGACTGATTGAGTGTGGTACGTCCTTCTGCCTCTGCAGATAGCTGAGACATATAGAATACAGCACAGTCATACGTCTTTGCTATCTGTCTAGCATAAATAGCACAGGCTTTCAAGGCTTCATCTGGTCTGGAATATGAACCAGCTACACCAAACTTGTCACCCATGTCAAGCACAAGTATGTCAGGCTTGTATGCTTTACAGACAGACTCAACCCAAGGCATATCACGACCACCAGCATCTTTAATCTTGATGTTGTTCATCACAGGTTCGTACAGTGCTTTGGCCTTACCCATGTTGCTCTTCACCTCTGCGGCAGACATACCTGCTGCTGCTGTAAGGTATCTAGCACCGACACGGTGGGTAGGCTCTTCATTACATAAGATAACACACTTAGCACCCTGATGTGCAAACCCACCCGGTGCAGCAATCAAGCTGGCATGAAAGGATGTCTTACCTGTGTTAGGTCTAGCACCTACCTCAATAAGCTGACCGCCACTGACACCCTCTACCTTACGTGTTACTGAGGGTAGATTGAATTGCCAACGTGCTTCCAACTCAGCCTTTGCCATGAGTGTTTCAATGCTGATATCATCCCACTCAATGTTGAGGTTAGGCACAAAGTCATCACCATACCGTTCAAGCAGACTGCGGAGTGTTTCCAGTGTAGTAGCATCACCATTGACCATATCAAAGCCAATGTTTGCCACGTCCTCGCCCACTACCTGTTGAAACAACTTAGACAGTACCTCTTGTGCAATGTCACTGCCCATAGGCTGTTCCTTCTTGACCTGTGCAAACAGGCTGGCGAAGGCTTGCTTCTGTGCTGTAGTAAGCGTTGGATTGTTTGACATGAACAGTGCTTCAATCTCATCGGGTGAGACAGTACGTTCATACCTATCCATTGCTGTATCAATTGCCTGTTTAATCTTACGCACATCCTTACTGAACAGGCGGTCAGGACATTTAGAACCACGATGGTCATCGTAGAACGACTTGTCCATAAGGCTGCGTACTAGGGCTAGTTCCATATTAATTATCTCCCATGTTGGTTAGGTTTTCAAAGTCTGTTGGGTTGCGGTATTTCAAATCATCCATCAAGCGCAGGACACGAACATTATCTACATGCCCACGTAGTTCCTTTGCCATCTGTAGGGTCTTAGGTAGTGCGTCAGGGTCTAACGCAATTATTGCCGTTGAGAACTGTGAGAGATACCTCTTGTGTGATTCGGATAGTGACGTACCCAACACGGCAACCCCACACCATACGTCATTACCCACAACTGCGGCACTCACACAGTCCTCAACAACTACAGCGACTTTACCATAACCATGTATGTATGGCAAGCCACTATTTCCATACCGCTTCCATTTAGGTAGGCGATGTGTCAATGCACGTCCTGTTGCATCAACAATCTTTGTACCATGTCTAACGGGGAAAACGGCACGTTGTTCTTTGACGTCATACATAATACCCAACTCTTCTGAGTCTAGGCCATACAATTCCATAGCCCATTCAGCCACGTCAAAGTTAGCAGGTACAATGTACTCTGGCAGAGTGAATGTTTCCTGAGAAGCAAAGTCATCTGCACCTGAGAAGCCAGCACGTATGTCATCCACTGTTAGATGAACACGAGTGCCGCCTTTGACGCCACAAGAAGCCTTGTAACAATTCCACACAAGAGAACCCATGTTATTAGTGACAGTGAATGTCTTGTACCCATTACAGTTAGGACAATTCATTCTCTTTGTATTACCATTAGGTATATCTATATCACTTATAATGTTTAATATATTATTATACATATATCACTCTCCTGTGCGGCACTTGTCCATGCTTATATCATGCATTTCTCGTGTCGTCAATGCATAATTCGCACTTGCAAATGTATTTTTCATGTATGGTTTAACTGACTGTGGGTTACTATGTCCTGTAACCGACATGATTTGTGCCATACCGACACCAGCTTCAACCATTTCGGTTGTGCCTGTCCTACGTAAGTCCATCAGACGTAACTCCTCTGGAAGCCCTGCAAGCCTCATAGCTTGCCGACCTGCTTTGGACAGCCTATCTATACTGTAAGGATGATAAACGCCACCAGCGGGTCTTGGACGGGGAACAACGTACTGTTGGAAGCCAAAGTCATCCTTCTGTTGTACCAGCATAGCTGTAAGGTCATCACTGATAGGCAATGTCACCTCTGCCCTACGCTTTGACTGCTCAAGAAACAGCTTCTGCTCATCCAAATCAAGCACATCCCATGTCAATAGTCTCATGTCACCCAGACGCTGACACCATTCATACGCCATGTGAACAATCAGTCCAATGTTACGATAGGCAAAGTCACTATAACAGAATGACAGGAACTTCTGTATGTCCTGCTCTGTCCACACAACCTTGCGTTGTTTAGGTGCTTTACGTTTGATGTTGGCAAACGGATTGATTGTGGTGTACTCCATCTCCATTGCGTACCTGTACACAAGTGATGACACAGTACACACATGATTGGCAAATGTGATGCCACGCTTTACCCATTCTTCATATGCGTGTTTGGCTTGCTTACTGGTCAACTCTCCATACGGCACGTCACCAAACTCACCGACCAATATGTTGAGGAAATACTTATAGTCCTTCTTAGACTTATCCCTCAACATACTGAAATCGTTGGAAGAATAGTATGTCAATACTAAATCTTCTACTGTTTTCATTTTAGTTCCTCACAATCTAAACTTTCAAATTCACTATCCTCTACAAATCTATAAGTTGCAAGTTTGTAATACTGACTGGTGCGGTCATGAACATAGACTCCATCACCTAAATGTATTCCCCACTTGTTGAATATGCCATGTACATAGTCCTCTGGGTTCTCACCACGCTCATACCTAAACTTGTATAGCTTGTATTTCTTCCAGTGCTTACCTTTTCTCTCTTTTGTCCAGTACGGAACGTAACACATCACAGTCCAATAAACGAAGCGTGGCAAAAACCACGCCCCATTTAACGTGTTAGGTTTATCACCTGCATTGAAACGCTTTGTGTAAGGTTGCCAATCATCGGTCATGCTGCAATCAACTCCTTAAATGGCTTGCTTTCAATCCACTGTGATACCTTGTTCTCACGTTGGAACATGGACACAGCACCTGTATCTTTGCCAGTGTTACGCAGGTTGAACCCATTACGTTCATCAGCGTGGCTGGCATAGTTAGTGAAGGCAGAGTACAGTGACCAGACATTCTGTCCACGCACACTCGCCTCTTGATTGTATAGGCTGAACATCTTGTCTGCCATGCGGTCAGACTTTAGCAGTGTCTCAAGCATAGCTTTGACATCACCAACATACAGAGGCTTGTTAGCCCAGCCCTGTAGACGCTCTGACTGTGCATAGAATGACTGTGTAGCCTGACGTAAATCCCGGATGAACCTATCCATTGTGAAGTTAGCAGTGTTCTTCCTGCGTATCTTATCATGCTCACCACGTATCATGCCATTGGTACAGAAGAAATCAATAGCACCAAAGAATGTCTGGTTAGAACAGCTACCATCAATACCATGCAAAGCAATGATACGCTGTGCAATGGTGGTGCTGTGCTTGTCTGTCTCAATACGGGCAGTCACTTCAGGCAGGGTCATGTCAAGCATAGCCCATGCATTCTGACGTGCAATACGCCACTTCATATTCATGTTCTCACACTCAGCCTCACCCAGATGTTCAGTGACAGTGTTGTGTACACCCTCAAAGAACTCCGTATGTGATGCACACTGGAATGTGTCACCTACGACACCAATGTAATCACCCGTGTCACCATTGATTACATACTTCTTGTCCTTCACCTTAGTAGGCTCAAACTCTACAGTAAAGTCAAGGTTCTCAGGAATCATGTCCTGCATTGGAATATCAAACGGCATATCTTATCTCCTTATGTTTGTTAAATGTCAACTGATAGTGTGTTATATCACGATGAAACTATAAAAGCAATAATTATATTGCCTATTAGTATACCTAATATTATGTCCATTACTCCTCTCCCATGTTGAACTGATTGCGTATTATTTCAATAGTATCTTCCAACTCATTGAATGTGTCACAGTATATGTAACGGACACCAGCACCATACAATGCTTCATGCACAAGTTCCCTAGACAGTTTATACATCCTGTGTACTGCAAGCAACTGTTCTGGTGACAGGTTGTCTAACCGCACCTGCCTTGCATCACGTTCCTTCTCACGAACCCTTGCCCAATACTCGATGCGTTCATCTGTACTCATGTTCTCTAGTTTCTTTTTGCTCATGCTACTTCTCCTTCCATCCAATGTGGTATTGTTCTGCCGCCTTTATCCCATCGTGCAAATGCTACCTTGTCTACTTTGTAGAACGCACGATACGCTTCTATAGGCCACTGCTCGTCCGTCTTTAGGTGGTCAAGCCCACTGAAGCACTGTGGGTGTGGCGTTAGCTGTCCATCAGGTATGAAGTGACGAGCCGCCAGTATATGCTGGGGTCTTGCATCCTTGTTAGTCGTACTAGGATTACCTGCACCATGCCACTTGTCATACCTGTGATGGTACTCGCAGAGCATTGATGTGTACAGGTTGAAAGCAAACACAAAGTTTGCCCTAGTCTCCATTGCCCACAGAGTACATGGATGCTTCTGATGCACAGGCTTGTACAACTCATGTGCCTCTGCATACTCAGGGGCATGATGCCATATGCTTGTGCATAGCATCTGTGCCTCTTCCAATGGCATCTTCACAATGTGCTTGTCACACAGTGACTTGGCGATTGCATCAGGGTGATGCTCAATCAGAAATCTATTCATCCTACTATCCTTTCTATTATCCCACCTATGGCTACATATATCATGTAACCAAACGCAGACCAGATTACAATGAACCCAACAATGCTGGTATCACAGTAACCATAGTCATCCTTTAGTCCTAGCCTTCTCAATAGTTTATCCATATTGATACTCGTAGTTGTAATTATACTCAGCGTCAAGCCAATGCCACGCCTGTTCGTAAGCATAATCCCAGTTTGTATGATAGCCTGTAGCTATGTCATCATCGGCAATACACTTTGCCCAATGGTTAAGACTAGGCTTATGGTCAAGTGGCAGTTCTTCATTCATGCTCACCGCCATTGCCCCGGCCTAGACCACCGAAATACTGTGGTCTGTGCTTGGCTGTTTCAAATACACCCACTGTAATAAACACACCAGCAATAACCAAAGCATGTAATGCAGCACTGATACCAAAGGCAACGATGCTACCCAGATACATACTGAATATTATGCACCACATCCATGCCAATACTTGCATCACCATGTGCCGTGTGTTTGTGTCAGGTATGTGTGACAGTGGGTTGTGTTTACTGTCCATGATTAGTTTGTATGTGTTAGTCATCTGTTTTCTCCTCACGTTTTATCTCATTGCTACACACATAGCA